CTAATTATATTGATGATATCGAACATGAATATATTCGCGAAGTCCTCAGGTATTTTAAAGTAAAACCGGGTCTCGAAATAACCACTTTAGCCGACATACCTTCTGAAGGATCTGGCTTGGCATCATCTTCGAGTATTTTGGTCGGATTAATAAACGCTGTGAGTACTTGGATTGAGAAGCCAATGAATCAGATTGATATAGCGCATCTAGCATGCCATATTGAGCTCGAAATCTTAGATAAGCCAATTGGGAAACAAGATCAGTTTGCTGTCAGCTACGGCGGATTTAACCATTTTCAGTTTTTTGAAGATGGTGCAGTAAATATTAAAGAATTACAATATGATAGCGAGTTTGAAAAAAAGTTCGTTTTAATTAACACTGGAATCTCTAGACAATCATCTTCAATCCTTTCCTCACAAAAAGAAACTATCGAAAAAAAGATTAAAAAGTATGACGGAATATATGATTTTTGTACTCAAGCTTTAGAATTTTATAAAAATAAAGAATATGAGGATTTTGGATTGTCTATGAGTCAATCTATGCAAATTAAAAATACTCTTGCCAAAGGAATTACTAATAAAGCAATTAATAACATTGTTCAATCTTCAATTCCTTGGGCTTATGGATATAAAATATGTGGAGCAGGTGGAGGAGGGTATTTGCTTTTTATGTCTGACAATGTAAATGAGATACATATGAGAAATAGGATTTTTGATACGTTCGATGTTAAATTCGATGATCAAGGAACTAGAATAGTATTTTACAATGACTAATAAAAATATAGATATAAACTGGAATCGAAAGATCGAAGAAAATAAAATGTTCGCAATAACAGCGGGTACTGAAATAGAAATAAAAGATAAAGTAGGATGGTTAGGACACGCGACTTCTATATATAATTCCTTACAAGAAGTTGAGGAAAGCTCTATAAAATACCTAATAGAATGTATTTGGAGCATATATATAAACGAAAAACAATTTTTTATATGTGGGAATGGTGGCAGTGCGTGCAACTCTAATCATTTTGCGCAAGATTTGACAAAAGGAACTATTGAAAATGGAATTTCAAAGCCCCGGATTAAAGCTATATCTCTTTGCAACGATATCGGCTTCATTACTGCTACATCTAACGATGATTCATACGATAATATATTTAAGCACCAGTTAGTATCTTATGCTAATGAAGGTGATGGATTATTCGTTATAAGTGGTAGTGGGAACAGTGACAATCTTATAAATGCCGTTGAATGGGCCCATTTAAACGGGATGGAAACTTATGGTATTTTGGGATATGATGGAGGAATTTTAAAAGATAAACTCTCAAGTTATATACATATTAATTTAAATCATATGGAAAAGTGTGAAGGTATAATGTCGATCATTTTACACTACATAATGTGTCAATTAAAGGAACGAATTAATAATAAGAGTTAAAATGGCTTTTCAGAAAAGATCACTTGAAGCAAAACATATGGGTGAAGAACCCGATCCTAGAGATTGGGATGGTTTAGAGGATGAGAAGTTAGAAGAAGAAGTTCATAATGCATTCAGATGGTATTATAAATTTTATGATTTCAAAGAATGCATGGATTTTGTTCAAGAATATTATAAGAAGAATAAGGTAAAAAGTAAATCACCTAAAAAGATTAAACCAATAGATTTAGAATCAGTAGGAATGCATGTTGGTTATATTGCGCGGTTAAAAACACGGGGGATTGATCATTTACCAGAACACCTCGAAACCCTCTTTATCGATAAGTTAAAAAAGATAGAAGAGATTGCTAATGTACGCAAAGTAGTAAATGATTCCAAGCCCGATAAAATAAAACCAGATATTCAAAAAAGAATCCGGGAAGCTGCGAGAAGATTGAGGTATGATATAGAAGAAGTTATCGATGAACAAATCGATGATGAATTTAAAAAGAAATTTAATTTCAAACAATTTTTAGAACGTAATAAAGTCACAAGGCCTGTTGCTAAACATTTAAAAGTAGAAATTTCTGAGTTAGCTAGTGAAATAATATTAGCTAAAAAGGGAGATCCGGATTTTAAAGAAGCATATAGCCATTTAAGCGGTCACCAACAAAATAGGTTAATAAAATTTTATGAAAAAATGACAGAAGAGTGTGAAACAATAATAACCACTAAAAAATCTAAAAAAAAGATAGTTAAAAAGGTGGTGAGACTTAAACGAAAAAAATAATATGATATTAATTGATTACAATCAAATGATAATTGCAAACTTTATGCAATTTCAAAAACATTTTGAACCAGGAAAAGAAAATGATGTAATGAGGCACATGGTTCTTAATAATATTAAAATGATTAAAACAAAATTTAGTGCCAAGTATGGAAAAGATATTGTCTTTTGTTGTGATAGCAAAAATAATTGGAGAAAAGAGTTTTTCCCACAATATAAGGCTAATAGAAAGAAAGCGAGAGAAGAAAATAAACAAAATGTTGATTGGCCAGCGCTATTTGGGATTCTTGATGGAATACGAGATGAAATGGCGGAAAATATGCCTTATAGAGTAGTTGCTCTGGATGGTTGTGAAGCTGATGACATTATAGGTGTTATTTGTAAGGATTATTCTTCTAGAGATTATAATATATTAATAGTTTCCTCTGATAAGGATTTTATTCAATTACAACGATATCCTAACGTTTATCAATGGTCTCCTCGAACTAAAAAATTCATTAAAGAACCGGAACCGGAAAAACAATTGCGTGCCTTGATAGTAAAAGGTGATAGAACTGACGGTATCCCTAATATTCTTTCAGGTGATACTTGCCTTGTAGAAGGCCTAAGACAGAAGCCATTATCTAAGAGAAAAATCCTTGATTGGCTAAATATAACACCGGAAAAAGCATTCGAGGGAGAGATTCTTAGAAACTTTAAACGCAACGAAACATTGATTGATTTGGGTTGTATCCCAGATAAAATCGAGATAAATATAAGAACACGTTATGAAAGCGACCAATTTTTAGGTCGCGATAGAATGCTTAATTATTTCATTAAGCATCGATTAAAAGATATGACTGAATCGATACAGGAGTTTTAGATTATGGCTACATCATTATTAGAATTATTAGAATTAGTAGATAAGGCAAAGAGCCAGGAAGAGAGAGGAGAGCTACTTAAGAACAATCAAACAGACCATCTGGAAAATTTATTGTGGTATACATTTCATCCAGATGTAAAATTTTTGTTGCCTAAGGGGAAGCCACCTTTTAACGCGGGTGCTGAAGATCCATCATCAACTATGTTGTATCAACAAATACGAAAATTAAGATATTTTGTTGACGGCCCAGGTGGAGAAGCTTTTTGCGTAGGAAGAAATATTAATTCTGTAAAAAGAGAGACTATGTATATACAAATGCTAGAAGGCGTTACACCCAGAGAAGCAGAGTTCCTTGTTAATATAAAAGCAAAGGATCTTGGTGTTAAAGGTTTAACGTATCAGCTCGTAGTTGAAACTTTCCCCCATTTGCTACCACCGTTACAAAAAGAGGTTCTTAAGGAAGAGCCTAAAGAAAAGAAAAAGCAAAAGAAATCAAGCAACACATAAAAATTGTATAATTATGGAAGTGTGAATTAACATTTCGGAGTAACTATATGAAGATTTTATTAGCTTTTGTTATGGCGGTAATAATAACATTTTACCCAGCAAAAATAGTCATCCAAACGACTGAAGCGGATGCGGCGAAGATTGTACCTTCAACGCTTAACCAACCGGCAGATTCGTTCACAATGGCGAATGCAAAGAGGCATTTGCCTGGCATGACTAATGCAAATCATACTGGAGGATTCAGCTTACAAAGAGTTGTCGATCCGAGTACATTAATATCACCAGCCAATAAAGCATATCAAGAAATCGCTTGTCTGGCTAAGAATATATATTTTGAAGCCGCAGTAGAAAGTACAGCAGGAAAACTGGCAGTAGCTCACGTTACACATAATAGAGTAACAAGCAATTATTTTCCTAATACTTACTGTAACGTCATTTATGAGGGTAGGCATCACGCAAACGGGTTCCCTAAGAGGGATCAATGCCAGTTTTCGTGGTACTGCGATGGTAAACATGATGAACCATTTCAAGGCAGAAATTGGAGATCAATTCAATCGCTAGCCACATGGTTCTATCATAATGATGATATGAGAGATATAACAGATGGAGCAACACATTACCATGCTGATTATATTAATGATCCCCGTTGGGCGTCATATAAGCGAAAAACGGTTAAAATAGATACACACATTTTTTATAGGTAAATTATGCCAACATATGATTATGGTTGCGTGGATTGTGATTACGAATTCGAAGATATTCTCCCCATTGCAAGAAGGCATGAGCCTTTGGAAAGCCCTTGTCCGAAATGCAGTGGGAGAATTCAACAGAAAGTTGCATGTCCAAGCTTTGTTTATGATAATATTTCAGGTACTACAGCAAAGGGTCATAAGAAGAAGCCAGATGAGGCTTTCACTGACCACCTGAAACAAATGAAAAGGAATTATCCTGGGAGTAATATGAATGTTTGATCATGTAGAACTTGAATTTGAAGAATTGAAATCTAAAACCACAAACGGTGCCCGTGTTTATGAAACACCAGATGGATCCTTTCCATCAATTACAACAGTGTTGGGTAGAAAGAAAGCCCAATTTTTTAAAGAATGGAGAGCTAGAATTGGTGAAGAAGAAGCAAATAAAATAACAACTCAAGCTACTCGCCGTGGAACAAAAGTGCACAAAGTTGTAGAAAATTATATCGATAATAAAGAAAATTATTTCGAAGATTCACAACCAAATGTTCGTGCAATGTTCAATTCAATTAAACCCTTCCTAGATAATAATCTTTCTAATATTGCAGGAATCGAAATTCCATTATGGAGTAAACAATTAGGTGTTGCTGGTCGCTGTGACTGTGTCGCAGATTGGAAAGGTCAAAAAGCAATTATAGATTGGAAGACTTCCGGAAAACCTAAAAAGAAAGAATGGGTTGAAGAATATTTTCTTCAAGCAACAGCTTATTCAATAATGTTTGAAGAAAGAACAGAAATTCCTATTAATAATATTGTTATAGTAATTGGGGTTGAAAACGAAGAACCACAAATCTTCGAAGAGAAATCTTTTAATTATTGGAAGACTCTCGAAACAACATTACAAGAATGGCTATGAGCGAAAGTAGATGTAGAACAATTTTAATTACTGGCGTTAAAGGATTTATTGGTCATCACTTATATAATTTTTTAACTGAACAAGGACATGAAGTTCACGGTATTGATAATTGTTCAGGATTAGGGTGGGAAGATCGAGATGTACCTCATGAAGATTGTGATATCACTAAAGATCCTTTACCGCATGATGATGTTGACGTTGTTGTTCATTTAGCTGCTAAAGCAGGCGTTCGAGAAAGTTGGGATCCAAAACATTTACGAAAATATAGTGATACAAACATAAAAGGCACCAAACGTATTTTCGAAACTTATAAAAATTCTAGAATCTTTTACGCATCAAGTTCTTCTGTTTCAGATATGAAAAGTCCTTATGCAATGACAAAATTTGCATGCGAAGCTATGGCACCACAAAATGCTATAGGAATGAGATTCTTTACAGTATGGGGTCCTCAATCTCGGCCTGATATGTTTTATAGGCAACTACAAGAAGGAAATATTGGATATTTAACAACACATACGAGAGATTGGTTATATGTGGGTGATTGTGTAAAAGCAATATACTTACTTATGAGAAAAACATTTATATCATATCAACATTTTCAAAGGGTTTATGATATTGGATACGGTACTCCTAAATCCGTTTATGATTTTGCTAAAGAACATGCACCTGAAGGTGTTGATATTAATTCAATTGAATTTAAAAATGTAGAAGGCGAGAGTGAAGAAACATGCGCTGACCCTACCGAGATTAAAAGATTGGGTTGGAAACCTGGAATTCCAGATGATGATTTTTATGTAAACTAATGTTATGCAGTTATCCTTTTAAGCAAATAACTATTAGAGATTGGGATGGTGATAGAATTAAATGGTTCCATCCCTGCTGTAATATGTCGCGACCAGATTGGGAAGATCCAATGGATTGGCAGAATACAGATTTCACACCTGAAGAAGCTTTTAATTCTAAACAGTTTAAAGAATTACGAGAAGCCCTTTCCAATAATAAAAAACACCCGTTTTGTAAAACTTGTTGGGATATGGAAGATAGAGGTATCGAATCTTTCAGAATCCATAATGATGATACTAAGCCCAGAGGAAAATTAGATGTAGTAGATTTCATTGCTTCTAATAAATGTAATCTTGCTTGCAGGATGTGTGATCCTCAAACAAGTCATAGATTAATGTTAGACTTTGAATTCTTTAGTAAAGAACATTTGCTTCACGAAGTCGAAGAAGCCACGTGTGGTAAATTTAGAGGGCGGATGACAATTCCAAAAACTATCAATACCAAACAATATCAATGGCTCTTAAATAATCCTGTAAAGGAACTTAGATTTAGCGGTGGGGAACCGTTCTTTGATAATCAAATTATAAAACTTCTTGATAAATATATCGCTGAAGGTTGGGCTAAAGATACAATTCTCGCGTATCATACAAACGGTACGATGTTTAATCCTCTTTTAATTGAAAAGTTAAATAAGTTTAAAAAACAACATCCTAAATTAAGTATAGATGCCGTTGAAGAATGTTACGAATATATAAGATATCCTCAATCGTTTGATGAGCTTGATAGGTCTGTAAGATTATTTTTAAAAGCATCAACAAATTTAGGAAGAGTAAATATTGCGGTTGTTGTTTCCGCTCTAAATATTTTAGAATTACACGACCATTGGCAGTGGTGTTGTACTCTCCCGAAGAAAGTTTATATTTCATATTGTGAAGTGTATCCAGATCAACGAGGCATAAGCCCAATATATTTAAGTAGACAATTATTAGAACATATTCCTTGGTTAGATTCGAAAAAATTTACTCAAATTCGTAATTCATATTTTAGAAGAAATGTAGAAGATAAAGAAAAAATGCTTAGAGAAATAACTCTATTTGATTATTCTAGGAATCAGCAATATAAAAATTATTTACATCCTCATTTAATATCATGGTTAGATTCGTAGTAGTTGGTGGAGGCGCCGCAGGATGGATTACATCTCATTATCTAAAAAGAAATTTAGATTGTGAATTAACAGTTGTCCATAAAAAAGAAAATGAAATTAT